CTACGGCCTGTCGGCGAACCTTGGCGAAGTCGGTCTTGCCCGGACCTGGCCGTTCCTTCCGGCGCATCTTCCCGCCGCATTCGGGGCACTCTACGTCCGAGCAGTGCTCCGTTGTTTTCAGCGTGTGCCCACAGTCCAGGCACTCGCATTCGTAGACGGTCTTGTCCTCGTCAGGCACAAGGGGGCTGTTCTCGCTCGTCACGGCCTTACTCTTGTCGTCTTCTGATGTTGGGGCTGGCATCACTCTCTCCGGGTAGAGGTATTCAGAAAGCCTCCCACGTATCGACAGGCCCCCATGTCCCTGAGGCCGGCTCGCCTATCTCTGTCAGTTCCGGTAAACCTTCGACTGTCACGGATTCCAGTTCTGGTATCAGTGTGCAGCGGCAGTTCGGGTGCAGTGGCGGATGGTCGACCGCCAGCGGGAGCGCCAGCACGTTGTCTTCGTCTACTACCAGGTCGCTGCCCGCCGGCAGGATCGGTTCGCCCAACCGGAATTTCAGCCCGTCTAGGTCCATGCAGAACGGGCACGTCAGATCATCTTCAGTAGCCAGCCATTCGGCGGTTTCAACTCCAGCCTCTCGGAAGGCCAGCGACGTTGCCTCCGAGTGATTCCAGATCGTAGATGTTCGGGCCAGCAGATCGGCGCGCGCCTTCGTTGTCACCAGGCCCATCTTGCGAAGTTCAAGGCTCTGCTCCGCAACCGTCATCCCGGAATCGCGGTAGAGTTCCATGTAGTGGGCGATTCGCTTGATCGTAGTCCGCGTCTCGACGGTGATTGTCTCGGCAAGGCGGCGTTCCAGTGCCGGCCTCATACGGAGTTCCATAAGGGATTCGTGCTCGAAAGCGATAGCCGGGATTTCGTCCTCTGCTTTGCCGAGAATCAGGGCGGACTTCTCGCGTTCCCCGAACCACAGGTCGCGGGCGAACTCATAAGAGGCGGGCATCATCGCCAGCCCAAGCCGAAGTTCCAGGGCATAAAGCCTTCGTTCCCATAGGGGCTGGAGAGAACTTACGACATACGTGGTTTCACGGTAAGTTATAGCCTCAGCCGCCTCGATCCATTCGCGCTTGAGTTCTACTGCGAGCGCACGCCGGAACTTCGGCACCCAGGCATCAGCAAAGCGATTCATGCGCGCGCCATAGGCCCGGAGCCTTGCCCGGCTCAGTCGCGGCTTCTGGAGTACGAGAGGCATCAGTCTTCCCATTCGGTATCGTCAAGGCCAAGATGAGGTCCGGTGTGGCCCTTCTTGAGTGTGCACCGCGTCTTTATGTTCTGAATGCGCAGTATGCCTGAGTATGCTTTCGCTTCACGACTCCAGGGAGTTTCGCGGGGACAGCGCGCCTCGCATCGCTCCTCTAACGTCTTAGCGTTCCGTCTCATAGTCACTACGCCCCAATCTTTAGGTGCGCCAGGTACACGAGCATAGCCGTTGCCTTTTGCCAGACTCATAGTTCCACCTCCTCCTCACCGACTCGCCGCTCGAATGCGTTAGCCGGCACCAGGAACATCTCGCCATCTGGCGTCTTCAGTTCTTCCAATCCTGCTATCCGGCGGGCTTCGTTCCGCTGGGCCAGCCCGCCCTTGAACAGAGCGACGGCCCGCTCCGTTTCGTCCTTCAGGTCCTCTTGAAGCTCCGGCATCTCGCGGAGGTCAAAGCCTAGCCTCTGCCCCTCCGTCCCTTCGTCTTGTAACAGTCCCTTCGTCAGCCCATCAGAGAGAGCCATCCACAGCGGACGCATCGTATCCAGGTAGAAAGCCTTGCGCGCCTGCTCATAGTTCGAGTAAGTCGAATGCTCCAGGCCGGTCCGGGCCCCCACGAGCACAGGGGGGATACCGAAGGCCCCGCAGATTCGGGGCTCGGTCATTGCCATCAGTCCCGCCGTGTCCAGGTCCTTGAAGGGATTGAGCAGATCGGCTGTTGCCCCCCCCTCAAGTAGAAGGTGCCTGCCCCTGCCCCCCGTACCGAACCTGCCGATTATGGCCCTCCGAAGGTCGCGCTTCTGATCCGGCGAAAGGCCGGCCGGTGCACTGATGGTCAGGCCGGGCACGTTCATGTTACGCAGCAGATCCCCGACCAGGTTCCCGCGTTCCTTCTCTGTCTGGTAATCACGGTCCGCACCGTGCAGAGGCCCCAGTGCTTTCCACGTACTTGCTGGGTCAGGCATCCACTGGCGGACCATGTCGAGGGAAGGGACCGGGAGTTCTTTGCCACGATCCTGCTTGATCGTGTAGTGGTCGATCAGCACGTTTCCTTTCCCCGTCTTGACCTTCACCCAACTGGAAGGTATCGGCCAGAGTTCTCCGACTTCCCGGTAGCCGTTGCGCCACTTCCAGATGTAGTACTCCCCGGTGCACATGAGTCGCCAGACGATGAACTGGATAAGCATCCGGGCCGAATAATAGCTATTCGGCTGTTTCAGAAGCTCCAGGATTGGCGCGTTCTCTACCTCAATCACCTCTGAGCCGGCGTCACTTTGGGTCACGATCAACGGAGCCTCTGCGGCGGTAGTAGCGACGTAGGAAATGCAGTCGTAAATCAGGGAAACCTTTCGAGCGGCCTGCTCCCTGTCGCTGTCCGAGAGATCATCCCAGCCAACAGAAGGCTTGGCTGCGTCGCCTGTGCCGACCGCCTCCCATCCGTATCGGCCCTCCTGGGCGTCCTGAACTACTGATTTGCCGAGTAGACGTCTAACCCAGTCGAACGCCATCAGAGTGCCTCCGCGTGGAATGTCGCCCGTTCCCGGAGCGCGTTGAACGCATAGGCCGCCATGTCGATCAAATCGTCGTGGAGGGCCTGAGACGTTCCGAAAACGACGGCTTGATCCAGGAAGTCCTCTATCCACGGCCCCCGCACGAGCTTGATAAGCCCTTGCTCAGAAGCAATGGACAGAGGGGTCGCACGATCCGTTTTGCTACCAGACGCGGGCACTCCCTTGAACACGTAACCGCGCAACGTGTTCCGCGCGTAGTCGTCTATCACGGTCTTGCCCGATGCACCGGGCTCCTGTTCCATCACGATCTGGCAATTCGGGCCGTCGAGGGCGGCTTGCTGGCGGACAAGGTGGCGACACGCGGCGGGGTTCTCGCGTTCCATCACCACGCGGTCAAGGTAGTAACAGCCTTCGTGTAACGCCATCCGCCCGCCCGCCGTGTAATCGGGGTCCTGCCCATCCTTCACCTCAGAGGCTGCCATATCCCATGCCCGGACTTCGCACTCGACAGGCTCGGGACGGGCTCGAACCACCTCGAACCAGTGCCGCTTGAACATCTTGCCCGTAGGTAGCACAGTCCAGTCGCCCCGGCGCAGACGTGCTCGCGTAATGGGATCAAGCTCCTCCAGACTTTGCTCGTATTCGGCCTGGTCGATGTGGGGATTGTCCTCCAGTCGGGCGGGGACGAATGGCCTCCCTTTTGTCCGGCCTTCTACGATCCATCGTTGCTTCGTCCACTCGAATCCGAGGCCCTCGGGGTTGGCCCCGGCTCGCATCCGCAGAGGCACCCGGATACCCTCTTTGCGCCGGAGCCGAGAGTGCATGTAGGTGTACTGCGTCTGCGTAAGGGCCGTCACTTCGTCCACGCCGATGAACTGATACTCCGCTGTCTTGTAGTTGAACTTGTCGTTCTCGGTCTGCATGTACCCGAAGTCGAGTGTCGCCCCGCTCGGGAAGGTCCAGCGGTGCCGCCCCTGGTTGAACTCCGCCCCTGTGCCTGAGAGCCATTCCAGGGATCGGGGGATAGGGGCCTGAGGTTTCACCAAGTCTGCGAAGCTGCGCATGAGGATAAGGGCCGCGTACCCGGACACCTCAACGTACTGGAGGGCAGCCATGAGAAGCGCATCCGTCTTGCCCCCGCCGGCAGCGCCACCGTAGAGGGCCTCTCGGTCCGGCAGGCTCAGGAACACGGCCTGCGGATAGGTGGGCGTATGCGGAACGAAGGGGTTTACCTCGACTGTCGCCAGGACCAACGCCGCGCCGTCAAGCGTCAGGGTCGGTACCAGCGCCCCCTCGCCCACTCCCGGCAGATGAGTCAGCTCCCTTTCCTGCGGAGCCGTCTCCTGCATCGGGGGAGCCGGTGAGTAGATCGCGGTAGTGCTCAACTCGCGCCTCCATGTCCACTTTCCCTGTTACGGCCAGGCCGCCGCTGTGGTGCAGATACTGATGGTCGGCGGTCCGGTACTTCTCGCCCCCGTTGGCCTTGAGCCAGAAGATCAGCACGCCGGGGGCGATGCTCGTCTCTGTCTTGGGATTCAAGGCGTCAAGGATGCGTTGAAACAGGGCATCTTCAACCGCCCCGAGACGGAGCCTGTGCTGCTCCTCCTGCGCTTCCAGGTAGAGCTTGGCGAAGTCAGGATCATCGACAGCCCAACGGCGGATGCTTCTATCGGACCGCCCGATCTTATGCGCAGCCTGGGCGACGGTAGTAAGGCCATCGGAGTAGGCCGATAGAAACCGCTGCTTCATGTCGGCGGCCTTGTCCACAATCCTGCCTATCCGTACAAAGAAAAGGGGCTGCAACGTGAGAGTGGCGTTGCAACCCCGAAGTCCTCGCAAGGCCCAGAGCCGCCCGCTACTAGAACGACATCTTCGCCTTGCGTCCGACAGCCATCCCTTTTCTTACCGTACACCCGAAGGTTTGTCAAGCCTGTCTTCCGCATACTGACTCCCATTGGCATCTGTACCCAGACGCCTGAGAGTAGCGTGTTCCCCGGACCTTGGCTGTGGCTATCGGGAAACGTGCAGGTGCGAAAGTCCGGCAAAGTCCGCCCTTGATTGAAAGTGGATGCCTT